GTCATGGTTGTTGAAGGATGTGATTATATCGGCACCATTGTTGGTAACGTGGGACAATATGGAGAACTGTACAGTTTACCTGTCAATCCTATTGCAGTCCCTAACACTAGACTTGCTATTGAATGTCAGTTATGGACCAAGTTTAACTTTGAGAAATTAGAGTTCATATACGTACCACAAAAGTCAACTGCAACCGATGGAGCATTACTCATATCCCATGTGGACGATCCTGAAGCAACACTACCTCCACCTGGTGTTGCACTGGCCGTTGCACTGAGCTCTGTCCCTGGGGCCAAACCAACACAGGTGTTCACTGAAGCCACGCACACCTACAGCCCAAAGAAGACAGACAAACGAGAGTATTACATCTGGCCTGATGTTAATAATGAAGACCGCTTCACTGTGCAAGGTTTACTCAAGATTATAGACATGACCGGAATGAACATAACCACTATGGGTTTGATGTATGTGAGATATAAGTGCGAGTTGAGGGAAAGAATAATCTCAGCAGATGCCACGTCAATGTTCCAGGCGAACTTGACTAGAAATGTTGTTCTGACCTCACCTGTGGCAAATGGAGCTATACAATTAGTAGACAATGGATCATTGGGATTGATCACCCTGAACTTTGCGTCAGGTGAAACAACGTTTGCAACCAGCACTGTTTACGCAGCTGTATTCAATTTTTCAAGAGGTGACATATATGCTATGAGCTATGTCTACTTCAAAACAGGATCAACTATCACTACCAACTGCACATTGTATGGTGACCCATCCGATGCACAAAACCAGTCCACAAGCAATAGGATCTGGGGGTCATGGTCATCAGGTGCAGCCTTACCAGCTAATGCCACACTCTTCGGGATAGTAGCAACAAATCTACCAAACCCAACCATGAAACATGAAACGAAGAGAATAGCAAACATAGAGAAAGAGTTGAGTGACACGACTAATAGTCTCAATGATTTGCACTTACTACTCAATGAGTTAAGAGAGAAATACGATACACCAGTG